CCGGTCATACAATAACACCTACCTCTAATATCATTGCAGAGGGTGCACTTGTTTCAATCTCTGAAGTTACTTCTTCCGCGGTGGGTGCAATGATAGGTTCTGCCAACCTTGAAGTGATCTCATCTGTTACTAATGATGGTGAGGCTTCAATCTCTGGTGCAAGTTCAATCTCCACTACATCGCTAGTTACAAATAATGCGTCTTCCGATATGGTCGGGTCTGGTACAATTACATCAACATCTTCTGTTGCACTCCCTGCGGGTGGTGATGTAATCGCATCTGGCTTGAGTGTATTTGCAGGTCATACGGATAATTACACATTCGTTGATATGAGTGGTAATGCTCTAATGGGTACTACATCATCTACTACTAATAATGCTATTTCCGATATTGTAGCTTCATCCACATTTGATGTACAGATGTCTGTTGACTTCAGAGCTTCAAGTGATATTGTAGGTTCAAGTTCGGTGGTAGGAGCTCCTACCATTGAGGCTATATTAGTTAATGAACCATTGACTGACCAATCTGGTAATATTATCACAGATCAAGATGGTAATTACATATACGCGAGTAATACTACCGAAAGTGCAGGTATAGCTACAATGACTACCGCGGTGATTAGATATGCTGGTGGTTCTGCCGACATCATAGCCTCAGGCTTAAGTGTTAGTGTAGGTGAAGTTCAACAGAGTGGTGCTAGTATAATTGGTGGTTCCGCCATCATGACTTCTGCACCTGCGTTGGTTAATAACGCTACATTGGATGTTACGGCTTCAGGCTTAATTGTATCGGCCACTCACACAGAAACGGTTGGTGTAGGTTCAATCTCTGGTTCCGCCACCATGACTTCAATAGCTTCAGTTGTTAATAATTCTGAATCAGATGTTGTGGCTTCAGGCCTTACAGTAACAGCAGGTCATACGGATAATTATGGTGTAGGTCCTATCGTTGGTTCCGCCACCATGACTTCAATCGCTTCGGTAATTTCTAATTCTGAATCAGATGTTGTGGCTTCAGGCTTAATTGTATCGGCCACTCACACAGAGATGGTTGGCGTGGGTATAGTGGGTGGTAGTGCTCTAATGACCTCTACACCTACTGTGGCTAATAATACTGTATTAGATATTGTGGGTTCTGGCACTATAACATCTGCACCTAATACGGATAATTACGGCATATTAAGTATCACCGGTACAGGCACTGTAGTTTCCAACGCCATTGTTACTGATAATGTTGTTATAGATATTGTGGGCTCTAGTACAGTATCATCTAATTCATTGGTGACTAATAACACTGTATTAGATATTGTGGGTTCATCTACTATATCTACCAACCCTACTCTTGTCAATAATACAAATATTGATGTTGTAGCCTCTGGCTTGAGTGTATTCGCCGGTCACACAGATCATTACGGTATATTAAGTATCACAGGCACTGGTACTGTTACTGCTTCCTCTGGTGTTGAGACCAATGATTCAGGTGATGTTACTGTATCTGCCACAATCGTATCTAGTTCTTATATAAATAATAATGTAACGGCCGACATTACATTGAGTGGTGCGGTGGTTTCAATCGCTGAGGTTGAGGCTAGTTCAATATGGACTACCGAGCCATTGAATACAAATGCGTTCAATAGTGGTGCTATGGGTTGGGGTAATATAGACGCCGCAGGCACAGATAATATATTGAATAATTCTGTAATGAATAGCGGTACTTTAGGTTAATATTATGAATGTAAATGAAAAATTAGATGAAGTATTTGGTATACCACCAGATCAAGACATAATGACTTCCTCTCACAAAGAGCGAGGTATTCCAGCACCTGTACAGGTAACTTCAAATCCAGATGATAGAAATCAAGACATAGATTCAGATTATGAGAAGGCTCGTGAACAGCTCCATAATCTTGTAATAAGAGGCAATGACGCTCTAGAAGGTGCTATGAATTTAGCTAAAGAACAGAGTAATCCAAGAGGTTATGAAGTTGTGGCTGGCATGATTAAAACACTCGCCGATACCACCAAAGAACTTCTTAATCTTCAGCAAGATATGGACAAATTAAAGAACGAAACCCCAAATACGGTTAATAATAATCTAAATGTTACATTAACCACTCATGAATTACAGAAGATGATTAATGGTACGTAATACATCAAGTTATTTAGGTAATCCACTCCTCAAACGCTCGGGTGAACAATTAAATTGGTCTGAGGAAATGGTTGCGGAATATTTGAAGTGTAAAGAAGATATTATATATTTTGTAAAGACTCATATGAAGATCATTCACGTTGATGATGGTCTAATTCCATTCGATACATACCCATTCCAAGACGAGCTTATAAATCATCTAAATGATAATCGTTTCTCCATAATCAAGACGAGTAGACAGGTTGGTAAGACCACAACATCTGTTGCATTCCTATTACATTATATATTATTCAATGAGAGCAAGGTTGTCGGTATTCTAGCCAATAAGGGAGCAACATCAAGAGAAATTCTTGGACGACTTCAATTGGCGTATGAGAATTTACCGAAATATTTACAGCAAGGTGTATTGGAATGGAACAAAGGCTCTATTGAATTAGAGAATGGAAGTAAAATCATCGCCTCTTCTACAAGCTCAAGTGCTGTTCGTGGCTTCTCATTCTCTACATTGTTCTTAGATGAAGCGGCTTTCATTCATGGTAATCTATTTTGGGAATTCTGGGATTCAATTTATCCTACAATTTCATCTGGTAAGCATACTAAGATTATAATGGTATCTACCCCGAACGGCATGAATCACTTTTATAAGTTTTGGAATGATGCTCAAGAAAAGCGTAGCTCATTTGTACCATTCGATGTGCATTGGAGTCTTGTGCCAGGTAGAGACGAAAAATGGAAGAAAGATACTATTGGAAATATCGGTGAAGATAGGTGGAGACAAGAATTTGAAGCGGAGTTTTTAGGTACTTCCAACACGCTCGTGAATGTAAATACATTATCTAGTCTATCATATAAATTACCGGAATTCTTTTCCAATGATATTTCATACTATAAATACCCGACGAAGGGTAATACATATGTAATGGCGGTGGATGTGTCCTATGGTAGAGGCCAAGACTATTCTACATTTTCTATAATGGATATTACTCAATACCCGTTTGAACAGGTCGCTACATATAGAAGTAATAGTATATCACCATTATTATTCCCGTCCATTATACAAAAGGTCGCTTTAGATTATAATGAAGCCTTCGTATTGGTGGAAAATAATGATATTGGTAAAACAGTCACTCAAGTACTGAACTATGAACTTGAATATGAGAATTTAATATCCATTGGCTCAGTTAAAGCCATGGATATAGGCATACGAATGACCAAGGCTACAAAGTCTCTTGGTTGTTCTAACCTAAAAGATTTGATGGAAAATCAAAAATTGATTATTGTGGACATGCACACTATACAGGAATTGTCTACATTTATTATTAGAGGGTCCTCCTACGCAGCCGAAGGAGGTGCTCATGATGATATGGTGATGAATTTAGTCTTGTTTGCTTGGTTTACCGGGCAATCAATGTTTAAAGAACTCACCGATTCGGATATAAGGCTTAAAATGTATCAAAGAAACATCGAGGACATTGAGGAAATGATGACCCCGTTCGGATTTACCAACGATATTGATGATGAAGATAATACATTTGTAGAAGATGGCTTAAGATGGAAGATAGTTTCATAAAGTCAAAATAATATAAATATATTAAGTAAAACATAAGTTTTTATTTTTAACACTATAAGGAGATAATATATGGGATTTGCTCTCTCACCAGGTGTTACAGTTAAGGAACATGACCTTAGTACTACTATTCCTGCCGTTGCCACTTCATTTGGTGGCATGGTTGGTAAGTTTACTACGGGTCCTGCTAACGACACAACTGTTATCACATCTGAAAACGAATTAGTTGCTACTTTTGGTACGCCAACTAATGACACCGCTGCTTCATTCTTCTCAGCTTCGAACTTCCTAAAGTATGGTAATAACCTTACTATTGTTCGTACTGTAGCTAATGATGCATTAAACGCTGCTTCCAACGGAACGGGCGTTGCAATTCATAACAAAGACGCATTTGACAATGGTAAAGCAGGTTTTGCTGCACCGGCATATGCAAGAAATACTGGCGCTGTAGGTAATTCAGTCACAGTTTCTTGGGCTGACGATCAAGCATTCGCTGCTTGGGCTCACGCAGGATTCTTTGATTCTGCTCCAGATACTGATACTAATCAAGAAATTGCAGTTGCAGTTCTTGTTTCTGGTACAGTTACTGAAACTTACACAGTTTCTCTAGTTGAAGGTAACAAAGACGCGGAAGGCAACAACATCTTTATTGATGATGTTATCGCTAATAAATCAAAGCATGTATACATGATTGCGGCTAATATGCCTACATCAGGTGATGTAGACGAAAGCACACCCGCTGCAGATACTGCAGACTACACGTTAAGTGCTGGTACTGATGGTGCTTCGGCTCCAACTGCTGGTAACTGGACCATCTCTTGGGATTTATTTGCCAACGCCGACACTTTAGATGTAAATCTATTGATTGCTGGTGCTGCTGCTGGTGAAGCACTAGAAATTGCTTCTACTGTTCAACGCTATGTTGTACAAACGGTTGCTGAAGGTAGAAAAGATTGCGTTGCATTCGTTTCTCCACCTAAAGATGAAATCGTTGGTA